GAGCGTGGACTTCTTATCGCAGCCCGTCCGAAACGGTTGTTGGTGCCACCGGCCTTGATGTTTACAGCTACGCGACTGCTTGAGTCAGATCAAAGAGTGGCGACGGCTGATAACGACATCAATGCGGTACGAAGTCTTGGGGCAGTGCCTGAAGGTTATTCGGTGAATCATTATCTGACTGACTCGGATGCTTGGTTTATCGTCACCGATGTACCGAATGGTATGAAGCACTTTGAGCGTACCTCGCTGGAAACCTCGATGGACGGTGATTTCGATACGGGCAACGTGCGCTACAAGGCGCGTGAGCGTTATTCGTTCGGCGTTTCCGATCCACTGGGGATGTATGGATCACCGGGTGCATAACTGACTCGGTATATGGGAGAGCGATGCTTACTTGACAGATGATATAGCTTGTAAGTAATCGCTCTCTTTTTCCTGACTGTCGCAATAATGCGGCAGACACTAGCCACGACAGGAGAAAGACATGGCTAACACGACCTTTAACGGACCGGTTCGTTCCGAAGGTGGTTTTGAGCAAATCAGCAAAACTGCCGGAACGGGTGCCATTACCACCAATCTGGATATCGATACCAGCGGTAATATCACCACCACTGGGTACGTTTCCTCTTACGCGAATGTAAGCAGCATCACGTCTGCGACCAAGAGCGTTGAATCGACGGATTCGGGCACGGTTTACACCCTGAACAGGGCTGCGGGTATTGTGGTGACACTGCCTACGGCGGCTGCGGGGATCAACTACACCTTCATCGTCGGCACCACCTTCACGGGTGCGGGTCAGATCAACACGGATAACGCCAGTGATTTGTTCTCTGGGTTTGCAACGATCTTTGACCCGGCAACGGCCACCGACAACAACACCTTCATTCCTGATGCCAGTGATGACGACACCATTGATTTGGGTACGGCAGCACAGGGTTGGCTGGTTGGTGGTGTGATTCGCTTGGTTGCCACCAGTGCGGCGGTATGGCATTGCGAAGCGTTCCTTCATGGTGACGGTACGTTAGCAACACCGTTCGAGTAAGCGGTGATTGAATTAACCGGGTGGGGGGTTCGCCCCTCCACTCTGTTATTTAAGACAGGAGAAACGAGATGGCAGATGCTGTAACCAGCCAAACCATTCAGGACGGTGCTCGGCATGTGGTGATGAGTTTCACCAACGTCAGTGATGGCACCGGAGAATCTGCGGTCAAAAAAGTGGATGTCTCGGCGCTGGGGTCTGACCCTGTTACGGGTAGTGCTTGTAGTACCGTGGCTATTCAGTCCGTGTGGTTTTCAACTTTAGGCATGAGTGTCAAGCTGCTTTGGGATGCTGACACGGATGTGCTGGCTATGCACTTACCGGCGGATTACGCGGACACGCTCGACATGAGTGAGTTCAGCGGGTTGAACAACAACGCTGGCACGGGGGTGACGGGCGATATCATGTTCACCACGGTCGGACATACTTCCGGTGATGCGTACACCGTGGTTCTGAAGATGGTGAAGCATTATTCGTAGGAGATAACCATGAGTGGTCTTGAGATTTTCCAGAACGGGACTTCGCTGCATCCTGAGAGGATGGGAGAACCCGTCTACCAGATCGGCACAAAGAACGTGGACGGTGGGTACGATGCGGTTGTTTTCGATGCGATGACCAAGAAAGAGGCGCAGGCACGTTTGTCTGACATGCAGCCAAAAGCTCCGAAAGCGAAGCCAGCAGTAAAGAAAACACCGGCTGTTAAAAAGGTAGCCAAAAAAGCTAAAGCGAAGAAAAAACCATCTAGGAAGCGTTAATGGCAACCAGCGGTACTTATGCCTTTACCCTCGATCTGGCGGATATGATCGAGGAATCGTTCGAGCGCGCCGGGTTGGAGCTTCGCAGCGGTTACGATTACCGGACAGCCAGAAGAAGCATTGACTTGTTAATGCTTGAATGGCAGAACCGGGGGCTGAACCTGTGGACCATACAGGAAGGCACCACGTCAATCACCGCAGGTACGGCCCGTTATGCGCTGTCCAGCGATATCATTGATATCATTGAAGCCTATATCCGTACCGATTCAGGTGATACCAGCAAGCAGTTCGACCAAGTGCTGACGCGGGTTTCGATCAGTCAACACGCGCATTTATCCAATAAACTGACCGAAGCCAAGCCGTTGCAGTATTGGTTGGAGAAAGACCCCGGTGCTATTGCGGTCAATTTGTGGCCGGTGCCGGACAGTGCTGAAACCTACACGCTGGGCTACTACTACATGCAGCGGGTCGAGGATTCCGGGTCACCGGGGTCCAACAACATGGACGTGCCGTCACGGTACTTGCCGTGCTTGGTTTCCGGGCTGGCTTACCAGATCAGCCTGAAACGACCCGAAGCCTCCGAAAGAGCGCCCATGCTGAAATCGGAATACGAAGAGCAATGGAATTTGGCGGCTGATGCTGACCGTGAAAAAGCTTCGTTTCGGGTGACACCGGGAGGGTATCGATTCACATGAGTTATGCCGACGGTAAATATGCGTTTGGTTATTGCGACCGCACCGGGTTTCGCTACAAGTTGAAAGACATGGTGGAGCAGTATGAAGGTGGTCGCCCCACGGGTTTGCGTGTGGGCAAGGACGTGATGGACAAAGATCAGCCACAGCTTCAGTTGGGGCTTATCAACAAATCTGATCCGCAATCGTTGCGACATCCACGACCGGAATCGACTCTGGACGAAAGCCGCAGGCTGTATGCTTGGAACCCGATTGGCGGTGGTGACACCGCTATGGGCAGTCGCACGGTGGGTCTGACGATGCACGGTGAAGTTGGCAGGTTGACGGTGAGCACAGGCTGATGGCTTGGACTTACACAACTTTGAAGTCGGCTATTCAGGATTATCTGGAAACAACCGAGACCACGTTTGTTAACGATCTCGGCACGATCATCGCTATGGCAGAGAACCGTATTCTTAAAACGGTGCAACTGCCTGATTTTCGCAAGAACACCACGGGCACGATGACTTCCGGCAATGCTTATCTGGCAACGCCGAGTGATTTTCTGGCCCCATACAGCTTGGCATTGGACAACAGCGGTTATGAATACCTAATTTTTAAAGACGTGAACTTTATTCGGGCTGCTTATCCGGTGTCATCCACTACAGGGGTACCGAAGTATTACGGTATTTTTGATGACGATGCGTTCATTCTAGGTCCGACGCCGGGTAGCGGCTACACGGCTGAACTGCATTATTTCTATAAACCCGAATCGATCACGGCGGCCAGCAGCGGTACCAGTTGGCTCGGTGATAACGCCGAACTGGCGTTGCTGTATGCCTCTTTGGTTGAATCGTATGGCTTCTTGAAAGGTGAGGCCGAACTGATGCAGATGTATGAAGGCCGTTATCAGGAAGCGGTGGGGCAACTGAAGGCGCTGGCGGAAGGCTACAACACCACCGACAGCTACCGGGGAGGCGCTGTAAGGGCGATGCGGGCTTGATGGCTAGAGAACTCAATCATGTGGCGTTGCTTGGCTTGGGTCACAGCCAGTTGGATTACCACCTGTCGATTACGCACAGTGAAGAATACGACGAGGTGTGGGCGGTGAACTCGATGTGTGCGGTGGTCAACGCCGACCGGGTGTTTATGATGGACCCTGCTTCGCGTTTTTTCGATACCGAGGATGCCGGGGGCCAGACCGAAGTGATGCGCAAGACCTTGCCGAAGCTGACCTGCCCGGTGTATTCATGCGAACTGGACGAACGGGTTCCGGCGATAGAACTGTATCCGCTGGAAGAGATCGTTACGGATCTTGGCTGTGGCTATTTCAACAACACCATTTCCTACGCGCTGGCGTTTGCGATGTGGAAGCAGGTTAAGCGGTTGAGTGTTTTTGGCGCGGATTTCACCTACACCACCAACATGCACTTTGGAGAATTGGGACGAGCCTGCTGTGAGTTTTGGCTGGCGCGTTGCATGATGACCGGCATGGAAGTTGGCGTGGCCCCAAGTTCGCCGTTGCTGGATACCAATATTCCAGAAAAGAAACGTTTGTACGGGTATCATCGGATGGAGAATCCGCCGGTTGTGTATGCTGAAGACGGCAATCTGAAGATCACGCAATTCTCAAACATCGAGCAGGAAGATGGCGTGGTGGTGTCCATTCATGGGCGTGAAGACGATATGAAGCCAGCTAAACAAGCGGGGTTACGACCGGTGGAACCGGCGAGTTACTGATGTTACAGGTTGAATTAGACACATCGGTGGGTAATTTGGGTGTCGAGACAACCCATTACCGCGGACACACCCCGGAAGAATGGGCGCGCATGGCGGCCAACAGGATTGTGAGTATCAGCAACACGGCTCCCGAGCCTATTAAGCAGCAGGCGCATGTGTTTAAGCAGCAGGTGGAAGCGGTACTGTCGGATTACATGCACAAGGCGATTGAATCCCATATCTGCACGGTGGGAAATTTATTGGAACAGCAAGGCCACAGCGATCTGGCCGCGATAATCAGGAGACTGTAATGGCAATCACCCAAGCAATGTGTACGTCTTTCAAGAAAGAACTCATGGAAGCGAAGCACAATTTTTTACTCTCAGGGGGTAATACATTCAATCTGGCGCTGTACACCAGTTCAGCCACGATGAGTGCTGCCACCACGGCGTATACCACCTCTCAAGAAGCGACGGGTACGAATTATACGGCCAAGGGTGCTTCCCTGACTCGGATAGACCCCACCACGTCTGGCACCACGGCGTTTACGGACTTTGCCGATTTAACTTTCGGTACCTGCACGATCACGGCGCGAGGCTGCATGATCTTTAACGATTCAGCATCGGGCGATCCGGCGGTGGCGGTGTTTGATTTTGGCGGTAACAAGACTTCTACCGCAGGCAGTTTTACGATCACGTTCCCAACGGCGGACGCCAGTAACGCGGTGATCCGCATAGCGTAGTGAGAGTGATGTGGCAAATATTACAGGTTGGGGCCGGAGTACATGGGGATCGCTCACTTGGGGTGAGCCGGTTCCTGTCGAACTTACCGGTCTTGCCGGTACGTCGGCGCTTGGTTCGGTTAGTGTCAGTGCTGCGGCGAATGTCGCTGTCACGGGCCTTGCAGGTACCGGCGCTGTCGGTACGTTGGTTGCCACAGGTGTTGCCAATGTTGCGGTTACGGGGTTGGCAGGTACGGGCGCGGTTAGCTCACTTAGTATCGCTGCTGCGGCCAATGTTGCGGTCACGGGCCTTGCGGGCACGGGTGCTGTTGGCACGTTACTGGCAGCGGGCTATGCGATTACCGGCGTCAGCGGTACGGCATCTACGGTTGGGTTGGGCGATGAAACGGTTACCGGTGACGCGAATGTCTACCCGACAGGGGTGGCAGGCACTTCGGCGTTGGGCAGCATCACGCTCATCACCAATAACATCATCAGCCTTACTGATCTGGGAGCGGCTACAGGTAGCTTGGGGTCGGTTACGGCTTCTGGTGCTTCAGGTATTACGCTTGAAGGTTTGGCAGGAACCGGTGAAATCACGCAGGTTCTGGTATGGGGGCTTGTGGACACGGATCAGACCCCGAATTGGGGTGCAATTTCGACAACACAAACACCAAGCTGGTCTGCTGTTTCGACCACTCAAGATCCTTCTTGGTCATCGGTGTCCACGTCACAAACACCTAGCTGGAGTTCGGTAGACAGTGACCAGACTCCTGAATGGAAAAAGGTAGCTTAAAATGGCAACTTATGTAAACGATCTTAGATTAAAAGAAATCGCTACCGGCGATGAGTCAGGGACTTGGGGAGACAGCACCAACACCAACTTAGAGTTGATAGGCGAAGCCTTTGGTAGCGGTTCAGAAGGCATCACGGGAACGACGCACACGATCACGATAGCTGATGGAACGTCCGACGCGGCCCGAGCGATGGTCATGACTTTAACAGGGTCTACCACTGCTCTTAACACCGTCACCCTCGCACCTAACACGGTGAATAAAGTCTGGGTTATCCAGAACTCGGCTGGTTACGCGGTTTCAATCAGCCAAGGCACGGGCGCTAATGTCGTGATCCCCAATGGCGGAATCAAGATGGTTGTGGCTGACGGTGCGGGCGCAGGCGCGGCGGTAACCGATGTGTTAGACCTCACGGGAGGTACTGGAAACATTGGTTTAGGTAGTGGTTCTTTAGGCACGGCGTTAACGACCGGTACTGACAATGTAGCTATCGGTGAAGCGGCACTTGATGCAGCAACCACGGGTTCCGACAACACCGCTGTGGGAGACAATGCCGGGGGCGCATTAACCACGGGCAGCAACAGCGTCGCTATTGGTTCTTCGGCTTTATTGGTAGCCACGACCGCTGCCGATAACACGGCAGTCGGGACCGACACGCTTAAAGCCAATTCCACGGGAACCGATAACACGGCGGTGGGTTATGCAGCGGGTGATGCTGTAACCACAGGATCGGATAATACTTTTGTCGGAGACAATGCCGGAGGGGCCGTTTCTACGGCTTCAGGCCATACGGCGGTGGGTTCTTCGGCATTGCTTACGATGTCCACCGGTACAACCGGAACGGCGGTAGGCTTTGAGGCGCTCAAGGTAGCTACCGG